TTTGATATGTGGAAGCGTATTGTGGAGAGAGCAGGTCAAGATGGAGAAGGACATAAAGCTAAGGTCTTTATTCTTGTTGTTACAGGAACTGAAGATGAAGAATGGAGTAAGAAAGCTCTTGAAGGATTTGATAAATCAAAGATATTTTATGTATCTTACAAAAACTTCTTAACATGAAAGATTTATACGGAGTTGAAATAAAGGTGGGAAGTCTTCTGATGTACAAGAGCTATTCAGCTGGTAGTTTATCTTTTGGTGTAGTGAATAAGATTGAATCATTTAAACAGACTTATGGATCTAATCAAGGTAAACAAGTTTTAGCACTGAGAGTTGGTAGATTCTATCCATACTATGGTATGGATGATAATCTTGGAGATTCTCCAGAAGTTGTTATAGTACATTATCTTCCTCAAGTTGCTAAAGACTCCCTGAAGAAGAACAAACATCACTTTCTAAATATACCATCCTATGTCTATGAATCTTAAAGAAGTTGTATCCTGGTTAGCTGAGGAAGGTTATCTTGTAATGCATAAAAATATGTATCTTCTTACTGCTAAGTTTAATCGAGAGATGACTGGTAAGGATATAGGAATTCAAGTAATTGATAAGCCTAAGGTGCAACAGGTAGAACCTAAAGTAGACTGGGTTGGAATGTATCAGAAGTTGATCATTGAATCAGGTATGCCTCGAATGTCAGACAATGGCAGAGGAGGACAATATCAAATCAATGCAGCAACAAAGCCTGGTCGAGAAGCTTTTAAGAAGGCTATTCAAAGTGGTACAACATACGAAACGCTGTTAGAGCGTATCAAAAACTATTATGGAGAAACCAAATCCTATCTAGTGAAGATCGAGAAGTTCTTCGTGGATGAGATGTGGCGTAACCAAACAACAACAACAAATGGAACCATTAAGCCAAAATTCTTCTGAGTACGATCAGGAGCTAGAAAAGCTTAGATTGGAACTCCACGTTGATAACAAATTAATGACTCACGTGGATCGTGGGTTAAAAGGTTTTAACCAAGGATTAGGAAATGGTTTAAAAACACTAAATAGATTTATACATGGTACACACCGTGCTAGAAACTATTTAGTAGCAGCTGATAGTGGTGTAGGAAAAACTACTACTGCTGATTTCATGTACCTCTACCATTTGATAAAGGCAGCAAAAGCGAAGGGCATCAATCTAAAACTAGATTATTATTCGTTTGAGGTGTCTGAGGTAATGAAAAAAGCAAGACTAGCTTCATTAATCTATTACATCAATTACAAAGAGAGTCTTCCTTCCTCAATAATATTGGGTGAAGATGATTCTGAACCTCCTTTAAGACTGAGTAATCAGCAATATGCACAGATTAGCCTAGTGGCAGCAGAAGTAGAAGAGTTATTTGATTCTATCTACTTTGTTGAAGCACCAGCTACACCCTTTGATATGTGGAAGCGTATTGTAGAAAGAGCAAGTCAAGATGGAGAAATTGAGCGTAATAGAGATAAAGCTGGTAGAGTTAGTGAGATTGTGGGATACAGACCTAACAAAGATGTATTCCGTATGACAATAGTAGATCATATTGGACTTATTGAGCAACAGCCAGGATTAAGTCTTAAACAAAGTATCGACACTGCAAGTACATATTTTGTGAGAGCTCGTAATTTGTTTGGTGATTCTCATGTTATAGTTCAGCAATTCAACTCCGAGTTACAAGGTGCTGCCAGGGAACGCAAAGGGCCAATGGCTTATGTTCCTCAGCGTCGAGATCTTGGAGATAGCTCATACACTTACAGAGATGCTGATGTGGTTCTAGGTTTGATAAAGCCCAGTTCTTTCCAGTTGGAAAGTTATGGAGACTTTACAGATCTAAATCGTTGGGGTGACTACTTCTTGTTAAACTTCATTATGAAGAACAGATATGGTCCAGCTCCAGCAGGTGGGGGCATTCCACAATTCCTAAATCCTATTGCAGGTTACATTGAGGAACTTCCTGGATCAGGATGGAACTCTTTGCTGCAAGATATTTACATTAAAAAAGCAGAAGAGCTAGACAAAATAGCTCACAAGTAATGCCAATTACACTTCCAAGAGAAAAGGTAAAAGCTACTAGACTTAGTCCAGAGATATTAATTATCTACTCGGCGCCTAAGACTGGTAAGACTACTTCTCTAACTCAACTTGATGATAATTTTATCATTGATCTTGAGAAAGGCACAGCACGATATGATGCCTTGGCAGTTCAGGCTAATACTTATCAAGAACTTCAAGATGTTCTGATAGCGTTAGCAACTGAATTTCAAAGTAATGGTGGAAAGCCAATCCACAAGTACGGTTCAATTGACACATTGGACGCCCTTGAAGAAATCGCAGTACATAAGGGAGCAGAGATGTATGGTAACACAGCAATGGGTAAGTCATGGTTTGATGCAAACTACTCTAAACCTGGTGTGTTAAGAGCGAAGGGAGACGTTATAACCAATCTTCCAAATGGAGCTGGTTATTACTGGCTTCGTGAAGCTATGAAGTATTATATCTCAGTCTTTCAACAATTTTTTGAAAGGTTGATATTAGTATCGCATGTGAAAGATAAGAAGTTAGCTTCTATTGATGGTTCTGAAGAAGTAGTGGTAAAGGATATTTCCTTAACAGGACGTCTTGGATCAATCATTGCAGCTAAAGCAGATGGTATTGGATTTATGTACCAAGATCCTAAACAAGGATTAATGATTTCATTCAAAACAACTGATGGCTCAATAATGGGCTCTCGTTGTACACACTTAGCCGGTCAAAAATTCAAATTTGATTGGAATGCTATTTATATAGACTAAGTCCAAGAAAAGGGCGTATATTTGTGAAATGACAAATATTTACGCATTAATTGACCCTCGTAATAATGAGGTGCGCTATGTTGGTAAGACTAATAAGTCTATTGAAAAGCGCTTGAAAGAACACTTGGAATCTTTAAGATTAAAAGCTCATACTCATAAAAAATTACTGGATTAAGCAATTACTTAACTTAGGTTTAAAACCTAAGATAAAATTATTGGTGGTAGTTGACGATGAGCAGTGGGAACTAGCAGAACAAGCTTGGATACAAAAATTTACAAATCTTACAAATCTAACTCCAGGAGGAGATGGTGTACAAAAGTGGACTCAAGAGTTAAGAAACAAAATTTCTGTGGCTACTTCAAAAGTCGTATATCAATATACTTTTAATGGTGATTTTGTAAAAGTTTGGAAATCTGCAACACAAGCTGCTTTTCACTTTAATGTTCGTTCTAGTTCTATTTCAAGTGCAGCAAATCCAAAGAGTCGTAAAAAATCGGCAGTTGGTTTTCAATGGTCTTTAAAGTTAGTTAAAAAGATGAAGCCATATAGACCAAAACATGTTAGTCGTATAAAGATGAAGTTTCCTGATAAAACTGAGATTATCTATAATTCCTTAAGAGAAGCCGCAGATGCAATTGGTATTAATAAGGGAACTTTATCATATATGTTACAAGAAAACCAACATTATTGGCATAAGTACGTTTTTTATTACGAAGACAAATAACAATTGATTAATGGGTTTTTTAGATCAAATTCGGAAAGGTGTTAGTGTAACAGCTACACCAGAACAACCTAGAGCAACAAGAGTAACTTCAAGTAAGAACCCTGTGGTTTCAGACTTGAGACTCTATGCTAATGGCGCAATCTATCCCTCAGCTTCTTTAGTTAAGAAGTTTAATCTTGAATTCACTAGCCGAGATGATAACAATACCAGTAATGGTTTTGATATTATTGACAGTGCTGAATTCGGTAACACAGCTAACAGTAATCCCAGGTTTCTTATGGTAGCTCCTGTTTCAAAGTCTTTACCTAAGGTAGATCTCTTTGATTCATGTCGCTATGATACAACCGGTAATCCATTAGTAACTGTTATGGAACAAGGTTCAACAACATACGGTAAACAACTTCTAGAAACACTGAAGACTGTTTATGGAACTACTGTTGAAAAAGGTGGTTATGTTGATTTGGATTTTGTCCGGGATGAAGAGTTGCAAACAACTTTAAATGAAGCAACTAATGGTATCTTTCTAGTTCCTAAAGAGGTAACTCGTGGAGAGAAGAAAGGTGCACAAACATATATCAGAAGAGAGAATTTAGAGTTATATGTGCTCATTCCTCATTCTTTAAATAATGATGGTGCAGATATGGAAACATCAAAACAGACAACACAAACTGAAACAAATAAAGTAAACGCATAATATGGCAATCAAAGTTGGAATAAACGAAAATGTAAAGCTCAGTGGAGCTACAATTAATGAAAAAGGTACAATTGAGATTTCTTTTGTACAAGAAGGTCAACAAAAAAGCTCAGTAGCTGCTGATGATCTTTTGAACCAAACAGCTGAAGTTACTGAAGGTGATGGTAGTACCAAAGTAATGCTGTTCCCTCCAAGTGTTGAATACTTGGGAGAGAAAAGGGAAGTAAAACAAATTGCTACTGACCTGGGTGGTCTTCGTGACCAACTTCAACATTTTCTGCAAGGTTACATGACTTCAGAGAATGCGTCCCTGGATCCTTATGCTGGTATTGACACTACCGA